TCGGGATTTCGATTCGGAAGCACAGCCGGGAGTCGGCAAAGAAGATTGACCTTGCGGTCTGTGCGGTCGGGGCGCGGATGCTGCGGCGGGCGGTGCTGAACCGACGCGCGGCGGAGCCACCAAAGAAGGAACGCACCGGACGTGTGTATTACTAGGAGGTGCGGCTATGCCGTTGAGCGCTAGCGCTGCTGAAGAGCGGGTTGAGTCGCTGTTTGAGGACTGGCGCCAGAACCGTGAGCATATGGCGCTCGTGAACCGGTGGTACCGGAACACGTTGAACGACGAAGATAAGCCGTCGATGCCACGGTCACCAACGCCGGAGTTTAAAGAGCTCCGTGACCGGTCGATCACGGGATGGTTGAAGCTCGCTGTGACGGTTGTGGCGCAAGCTATGTATGTGGAGGGCTACCGGTCGGCGGATCAGTCGTCGAATGCGGCGCCGTGGACGGTGTGGCAGGCGAACCGCATGGACAAGCGGCAGAACGCGCTTCATCGGGGCGCGTTGTCGTTGGGCAATGCGTACGCGTCGATCATGCCGGGCCGTCTGTATGACGGTACGGCGTTGCCTCTCGTGAAGGGGCACAGCGCGAAGGCGATGCTTGCGTGGTACGAGGACCTGGCGACCGATGAATGGCCGCTTGAGGCGCTTCGCGGCGACCCGATTCGTGGCGCTGACGGCAGCGAGTGGTGGCGGATGCAGTTGTGGGATTCGGAAGCGGTCTACACAGTCGACGTCAGCGCTTTGGGTGATGATTTCACGTACATCACGCACGAGCTGCATGGCGGCGAGGGTGAGGTGTGCCCGATTGTGCGGTACACGAACGATCTGGACCTTGACGGCGTGTCGGTCGGTGAGGTTGAGCCGAATATCGACATTGTGTCGCGCATCAATCAGGACACGTTCGATCGGCTGGTTGTTCAGCGTTTCCAGGCGTGGGTTGTGCGGTACATCGCTGGCATGTCGTTGCCGGAGGCGCAGGAAGAGCAGGCGCTCGCCAAGCTGAAGCTGTCCGTTGAGGACATTTTGATCGCTGAGGACGCTGATACGAAGTTCGGCACGCTTCCGCAGGCGCAGCTTGACGGTTTGATCAGGGCGCGTGACGCTGATATCCGGGATTTCGCCGTGGTGACGCAGACGCCACCGCATGATCTGCTCGGGGCGATGGTCAATCTTTCGGCTGACGCGCTGGCGGCGGCCGAGGCCGGGAAGATGCGGAAGGTCGCGGAGCGTCAGCATTCGTTTGGCGAGTCGCATGAGCAGTTGCTTCGCTACTCGGCGTGGCTGATGGGTGACGACGAAGCGGCGGCGGACTTCGGTGCGCAGGTCGTTTGGGCTGATACCGAGTCGCGGTCGTTGGCGCAGGTTGCTGATGCGCTCGGGAAGATGGTTACGATGCTTGGCGTACCTCCGCAAGTGCTGTGGGATCGGATTCCGGGCGTCACTCAACAGGACGTGGAGCACTGGAAGGCTGAGGCTGAGCGCGGCGGTTCGCTTGAGTCGCTGCTGGCTGAGCTGGCGAGCGGTCAGGTGTCGCCGGAGGTCGCCGCGGGTGGCGCTGCGGCTGTCTGATGGCGGCTACGGACGCTGGCCGTCGGTTGACGGAGGCGCATCGTTTGGCGCAGGCGCGGCTTGGCGCTCAAACGGTGTCTCAAATGCTGTCGGTGTGGCCGGTGTTGGACCCCAGCGACCTTACGGGGTCGGCGCCGCGCTGGTTGTCTGTGGCTGTGCCGGTGGTGCAGCGTCAGGCTGAGCGGTCGGCGGCTCTGGCGGCTAGCTACTATTCGACGTTCCGCACGTTGGAGGTGGGGCTTACGGCGCCGTCGTTCGCTGTGGGCGCTGCTGCCCCTCCGGCTGTCGAGCAGATCGTGGCGTCGCTGTCTGTGACGGGGCCGGTTGCTGTGAGTCGACGCTTGCGTCGTGGTGATGTGACGGCACGGGCGATGGAGGTTGGTCGGGCGATGTCGGCACGGTCGGCGCATCGCATAGCGTTGAGTGGCGGCCGGACGACGATTGATCGTGCGATTCAGTCGGATCCGCAGGCGCTCGGTTATGCGCGGGTGACGTCGGGTAGTGCGTGTGCGTTTTGCGCGATGTTGGCGTCCCGCGGGCCGGTGTATGACAAGTCGTCGGTGCGGTTCGAGGCGCACGACGGTTGTAGCTGCGGCCATGAGGCGGTGTTTTCAAAAGATCAGGCGTGGCCTTCCGGTGCTGAGAGGTACCGCGAGGTGTGGGACGAGGCCACGCGGGGTTTGAGCGGCAGTGATGCGCTCAATGCGTTCAGACGTGCTCTTAGCTGAGCCGGTCGGAACGTTCACTTAAGACTAACCGACATGGTTGGTTGTCCCATTTCCAACTTTATCCAACCCGACACGGGAGGAAACACAAATATGACCACTAACACGGGCGCTACCGACACGGGCAGCGGTTCGGAGGTCGACGACGACACCGATAGCGGTGCGTCGGAGCAGACGGATTGGAAGGCTGAGGCTGAGAAGTGGAAGGCGCTTGCTCGGAAGCACGAGAAGCGCGCCGCGGACAACGCTAAGGCCGCCGAGAAGCTGCAGGAGCTGGAAGACGCCGACAAGAGCGACATGGAAAGGCTCTCGTCGAAGCTGTCGGAGGCTGAGAAGCGGGCCGAGGCGGCTGAGCTGCGGGCTTTGCGGTTGGAGGTGGCGGCCGAGAAGGGGCTGACACCTGCGCAGGCTAAGCGGTTGGCCGGTTCGAACCGCGAAGAGCTGGAAGCGGACGCCGACGAGATCGTCGAGGTGTTCGGTTCGGCCGATGGAGGCAAGGGCGCGGTCCCATCGAGGCGACCCAAGGCAGACGGCACGCCTGCCGGGGCTGAAGATCGACCGGACCCGGAACCTTCTGAAGAGGAAATCATCGCGGCGGTGCCCCGCCTTTGATAGGCGCAGCGGGCCGGACCGTATTCGAATGGAGGAAATAGAGGATGGGTATTCAGACCATCAAGTCTGCCAAGGTCGTTACGTCCGGCCTGGCACTGTTGGAGCGGGAGGTCGTTCTCCCCGGTCTCGTGTGGCGGGATGCTGTTAGCGACTTCCGTGGAGCGCTTGGCGACACTGTTTCGCTGCGTCTCCCCGCGTTTGCTGTTGCTGAGCGCAACACGCTGCGTTCGGGTGCGGCCCGTCAGCGGGGCAACCTGCATCAGCGCAAGGTCGATGTCGCGCTCGACACTCGGGTCTACTTTGACACCGAGCTGACCGACGAAGAGCTGTCGCTCGACATCGTGAACTTCACTTCCGAGGTGATGGCGCCGATTGTCGGCGGCATCGCCCGTGAGGCGGAGGTGGTTCTCGCTGAGACCATCGAGGGCGCCACGTACGCGACGGAGCTGGCGCTTGACGAGAGCAACCCGTACAACACCCTGGTTGACGCCCGCGCGGCGCTTAACAAGGCGAGCGTCCCCATGTCGGGCCGCGTGTACGTTGCTGGTGCTGACCAGGAGTCGGCAATCTTGAAGGCTGCTGAGCTTGTCAGCAACCTTGCGGAGAGCGGCGACGCTTCGGCTATCCGTGACGCTCAGACCGGCCGTATCGCTGGTTTCAACGTCATCGTGTCGAACGCGATCACGCCGGGCGCTGGCTATGCGTTCCATCGCACTGCGTTCGCTCTTGCGGGCCGTGCGCCGATCGTGCCGCAGGGTGCGCCGTGGGGTCAGTCCGTGAGCCGTAACGGTTTCGCTATGCGTGCCGTTCAGATCATGGACCCCTCGACCATCACTGACGTGCTGGCTGTGGAAACCTGGCTTGGCGCCAACGTCGTGACCGACTTCGGTTCGCTCGACGAGAACGGCGTGTTCACGCCTGGCGTTGATCCTGACGACCCGGAAGTTGGCGAGTCGGACCTGCTGGTCCGTGCGGTCAAGGTCGCTACGACTGAGAGCTGAACGTCCTTTCTGGTGCTGGGGCACGGCTTTCGGGCCGTGCCCCTTCCGCTATCCCTTGGGAGGGTGCAGATATGTGGATCACGAGCGAGCAGGTGTCGATTCTGCTGCAAACAGACCTGTCCACTGACCCGTACATCGACGGGTTGATTGTTCACGCTCAGGGGCTTGCGGAAGGGGTCATCGGCACTCAGGAAGAGCCGGTTTCGGCTGCGTTGCAATCGGAACTGGCGAACATCGTTGCCCGCATGTGGCAGGCGGGCAAGGCGGCGCAGGGCAACCCTGCGGGCTACCAGTCGGAGACGGCGGGGCCGTTCACGATTCAGGACACGCGTGGCGGCACTGTCGGGCTTGGCCTGACGGACCGTGAACGTAAGGCGTTGCGGCGTGCGGCCGGTATCTCTCCGCTCGCTGTCGTGTCGACGACACGTAACGACTGGCTGGAGACGCCGGGGCGTGATCGGCTCGACGAGTTGTCGGACCCGGCCGATCCGTTGGACGAGTGGCTAGGCGGGCTGCGATGAGGTTCGCAAACGGGGTCGATGTCATTGTGCATCGGGCGGTGCCGGGCGGCGTTGACCAGTACGGCGACCCGATCCCTGGCACGGTCACGACGCATGTGTTGGCTGGTGTGGCGCTGGCGCCACGTACTGGGGGCGGGTTCGGTGATGTCGATTCGCGGTCGCGTGCGGGTGTCGTTGTCGGGCTGACTATGTATGCGGCGCATGACGCCGACATCCGACCCACTGACCGGGTGGAGATCGACGGCGAGCTGTGGGAGGTCGACGGCGAGCCGGGGCGCTGGGCGTCACCGTTCACCGGTCGGCTGCACGGCTGCCAAGTCGCCTTGAAGAGAGCGGAGGGTTAATGAAGGTTGTAGGCGTCCTGTACGGCTATCCGCCGTCCACGCGGAACGGTGCGGTGCTGACAACGGCCAGGTATCTGCGAGCGCTGGCCGAGCGCGGCCATGAGGTGCACGCGGTCCAGCACCTCGGCATGGCGCGACCTGCACGTGAGGTCGATGGCGTCACGTTGCACGTCGGTGCTCATCTGGTGGCCGACATGGTGCGGTCTGCTGACGTGGTTGTGCATCACGCGGGCGACATCGACCGGGTGAAGGCGACGGCGGATGCTGCGGGAGTGCCGCGGGTCGTGTTGGAGCACGGTGTGAACCGGCCGGTTGACGCGTTGCGGGGTTGTGCCTTGTCGGTGCACAACACGACAGTGTTGGCCGAACTGGCGGCCGAGTTGGGCGGCGACGGCGAACGGATGGTGATTCCGCCACCGTTCGATGTTGACGACTACCGGACGGAGCCGGGCGACCGGGTGACGTTGGTCAACCTGTCTCGCCCGAAGGGTGTTCACACGGTTTGGCGTGTGGCGGAACGTCTGCCTGACATTCCGTTTCTTGGCGTGAAGGGCGGCTACGGGCAGCAACACGTGCCGCGGGCATCCAATTTTGAGGTGCGGAGGACGACGCGGGACATGCGGTCGGTGTACGGCTCGACCCGTGTGCTGTGTATGCCGTCGGATCAAGAGTCGTACGGTCGTGTGGCGGCCGAAGCGATGGTCTCGGGCATCCCGGTTGTGGCGCATCCGTCACCAGGGCCGGTGTCGGCGTTCGGTGACGCGGTGACGTGGGTTGACCGTAACGACATTGACGGATGGGTCGAGGCGGTCGGACGTTTGATGACGGACGATGAGGCTTGGCGTGCGGCGTCTCGTGTGGCGTCGACGTGGGCGGAGTCGTTGGACCCTGCGGGCGACCTTGAGCGGTTCTGTGTCGCTGTCGAGCGGATCGGCGGAGCGCCGAAGGCTGCGCCTGCCGCTGCGGTTCGGGATGAGGCGCCGGAGGCTGCGCCTGCCGCTGCGGTTCCGGATGGGGCGCCGGGGTTCGCTGTTGTCGGCACGGGGCGTTGCGGCACGGGTTACACGTCGAAGCTGCTGGCGGACGCTGGCGGGTTGAACGTGGGGCATGAGAAGTATTGGAGGCCGCGAGGGCGCAAGAAACTCGGCCTCGATGGCGATGTGTCGTGGCTTGCGCTTCCTGCGATTGAAGCGGCCGATTGGGCGGGGCCGGTTGTGCATGTTGTGCGCAACCCGGTGGACGTTGTGCGGTCGCTTGTCGGGATCGGGTTCTTTGCGGGCACGGATAAGCGGGATCGGAACGGCTGGTTCCGTGGCTTCGCGTTGAAGCACGAACCAGAGCTCGCGAACATGGACCCGTTGACGGCGGCGGTCGAGTGGTGGGCGCGCTGGAACGCACGATGCGCGGCGGTCGCTGACTTGACCGTGAAGGTTGAAGAGCTAGCGGACCGGCTAGGCGACGTGTTCGGCGTGATCGGTCATCCGGTGCGCAACGAGGACGCGTACATGCCGTTCGACGTGAACAGTCGAGCCGATGAGCGGGCCGACATCGACGAAGCGGAAGTGTGGCGCCTGCTCGACGGGCGAGCGGAGGTGTTCGGCTATGACGCAGACGTTCAAACTTGACCAGGCTGGCGGCGCAGAGGTCTTGAAACCTAGCGAGGTCGCTAGCGCTGTCCATGCGCTTGCCGAGGCGATCCGTGGCGAGGTGGCGGCCACCGTTGACGCCGAAAACGGTGTGGTG